TGTGGAACTCCTTGCACTCGCGGTACATCACACTTCCAAAAGGAGGCAATGTATGGAAAAGAAACTTTCCAACGCTATGTGTAAGACGCTCCGATCTTGCGGTTTGCCCAAGAGAGAGACCCTATCCATCCTCAATACCGTCCAGAAATGGTACGATTCTTGTGGTGTGGAGTGGACCGTGGCTAGGTTAAAAGACCTACACCATTGGTATATAACTCTCAAAGCGGGTAACCCCGTGATCCCTTCTTGGTCAGGACACCACCCTGATAACACCCCTAAGGGTTGTTTCAGAGTAGTGTTCCGGTTGCATAACACCCAACGTGCTTTGGCATGTTTGTCATTGCACACTGTCTTTGAAAGCCCAACCATTCTGCGTAAGCAGTTGGAAAAGGAACTTCATGGACTGGGAGGAAACAACCTTACCGTCGTGGGAGCTGGGGAGAGGTTAGCCTCGGAATCCCTACACAACGACCTCATTCATACCTTTTATGGTCATGAATTATGGAAGATGTGCAGGAAATACCCCATGACTCCTAAAGTCCCGTCGTTTGCCATGCTTACAGGGAATAGTATTCCCATTGGCAAGGCAGTTGTATCAATGCAACATCTCTCTGATACCTCAAAAGATATCAAAGCAGATATTGCAGAGACGTATGCCCAAAGCTGGCTGACAATGCCTTCACCAACAGTGGAATATCTGTTGGCGATTGGAGCAGAGCACCAGCTGCCCCCTGTATACGATAAGGTAACCTCTTTCATTAAGGAGGGATGGTCCAAACTTGATGGACTTCCGACCTCTTCTGAATTTGGAAGTCTTGTTGATACAGAGGTGAACTCTCGGTACCAGGTTTCGCCCTGGCTGGGAGTGGACAATTACGCCGGAAGGATAGGCGCCATCCAAGAGGCCTCGCTAAAGGCGAGGTGGGTAGCTAACCCAAACCGGGTTATGCAGAACTACCTCGATCCTCTGGCAGAGTTCTGGTATGACGTTCTGAAGCACTTTCCTAGCGATTGTACCTTTGATCAAACAAAGGGAGTTAGGTGGGTGCAATCACAACTGCAAAAGGGTGTTACCCTGAGTGGTAGTGATTTGACGAGCGCAACCGACCTGCTGAGCCTTGATGAGGGCTTAGCAATGGTCAACGGGATGCTCTTTGGACACTTTGATAGCCGCTTTCTGCGGTTTGAATCAAAGCTTCAAGGACATCCTGTTAGCTTTTCAACTAGTCGGCTCTGGGACCACTTCCATGTGGACCCAGGTAAGGCGCAAATTTGGGGTTACCGCTATCTCTGTGCAATCCAGCACTTCAAAAGGGTTTCCCGGATGGAGTGGGTTGCACCAAAAGGCATACCTTATACAACCATGAAATGGTTGCAAGGGCAGCCTCTCGGCACTAGACCGTCCTTTGCACTCTTGGGTCTCATGAATAACATCATGGGATTTCTTGCAGTTGAAAGGACGTGCCGGAGATCAGGCATTCCCTTTGAAAAGGAATTAGCCTTTGACTCGTTTAGGGTCATTGGTGATGACATTATCCTAAAGGCAGAGTACGCAGGTGAGTATAACTCCCTCGTAACTATGCTTGGTGGAGAAGTCAACCTGACTAAAACGGTTACCTCCAATCGTCTTGCGGAATTTGCTGGACGAATCATCGAGCCAAATACAGTGTCTCTTAAGCGGATCAAGTACAAGGGTCTGAGCGATAATAGCTTCATTGAAGTTGTTGATCGCCTTGGCCCTCAAGCTATCACCCTTTTGAGACCCCGTCAGCGGAAAGCCTGGAAAACATTTAAATATGTACCAGGTATTGCTGTTGATGGCCCATGGGCACAGAACTCTTATGGCCAGCCACTTGTTGATCGGCTGGTCTGGTACGACAAATTTGTCGCTCCAGGGGAGAAGTTGCCGCCAGATTGGGATTCACTGAGCAAGGAATCCTTCCTAAACTCAGTGCTGCTTGGTCTGGCATCTAGCAGGATCCATAAGGACTCTATCCGGAAACTCCGGATGTGTATCCCTAGGGATCTGGACAGAGATTTCCAATCTCCGCATCCTTCCAAAATTGAGCGGTCTTCGGGCGATCCCAGGCTGAAGCATGGGAACACCACTTTAAAACGCACGGAGATCATCCGACAGAACCCTGGGTTTCAGCCCTTGGTTCCTGAGGATAACCTCAATACGCAACCTACTCATTCCAAACCACCGGTCCGGCCACAACCTCATAAGAGGCGGGCCACTCGTAGAAATACGAAGTCCCCGGGAACACCCAAAGATCCGGTTAAGAAACCTCCGGAAGATTGGGACTGGGGCAGGTAATTAGCCTGCAACAGTAGCAGTTTGGGTATTGGAAAGGCGACGAGTCTTGCTGTGCATGAACGCAGCGTTTACCGCTGTCACTAGTGTAACAGTCGAAGATCACGAGCGTCACACACATGTTAGGCTCATCTGAGCCGGTCTGAGGGCATCCAGAACATCCAGAAATGGAGCACTGGGG